CGCATCCCAGGGGTTTGGAAACTGACCGGACTCGTACTGCCGATCGAGTGACACCACAAGCTGTCCGCATTCGCAGTCGTCCCAGGCGATCTGTCCCGTCGTGATGCACACGCGACCGGGAAGCCCTGTCGTCGTCCCCTCAAGGTAAGGGATGATGCAATCTCGCAGGTGCTCAGCGAGCTCGTACCCAGCGAACGGGTTCGCGTTGGTGAACACCATTAGGCGGTACCTACCCGCCTGTGCTTCGAGCCGTCCATATCGAAGATGTTCGCCAGCCCTGTGCCGCTGGGGTTGAACGTCTTGATGAACAGGTCAGGCCAGTACATGCCTGTCATACCCCCTTTGAATGCGGTATCCGAGTCAAAAAAGACTTTTGTCACGCCCTGCCTAGAGACCTGCTGCACGGTGCCCGAAGGAAGCACGCAACCAGAGGCGTTGACGCACCGCTTAGCGATCTCGACCGCGAGCTGACCAGCCGCGAGCTTGCCGATCTCGGGAACCTCCTGCCCGTAATCGGCCGTGACCGACCACGTACCGATCTCGGTGTCATCTAGATTCAGATCATTGCACCGTGGCCAGTCCTCGCCATCAAGGCGGACCAACAGGTTGAAATTGTCGACCCGATACGCCGATACCGGGAGAACCATCCCGTCGACTTTGACCGTTACGATCGAGTTCACAGGATATGGAAGACGCACTTCGGAGACATTGGAGCATGAACAATCCGCAGTGCACGTCCCGCAGGCGATATTGATCCACGCGCCGCCGACAAGTGCGGGCTGAGGGAATGGCCACGTGGCCCCCGAGAGGTTCGACCACCCGTTGGTAGGAATCCAAGGCCATACAGGGAAGCAGTCTTTCCGGCATGGCCTGAGCGTCACGGTGCACAAGCCAAATTGACGCTTAGTGCGGTTCCACAGCACCTCAGTAGCGATCATCGCAGCGGTAGCCTGCAGCGTGGGACTCGTCCCGTCAGGGAACGTTGCGCACTCCAAGTCCCATGCTTCGCACGGTCCGGTGACTGCCACCATGTCGTAACCCCCTCGTGTGGTGTCCAGTGTACCGCCCGTAAGGCGCTATGACGGACGCTTCGGCGGTATATCAAGTGTTGAGCCTTGTCGCGGCACCCGAAGCGCCGTCGCCGGTTTTTGTCGGTTGCTCGCCACGCGCGAGGTACGCACTCCCGATGTCTCTTCGAGATTCTGTGAGTTGAGGACACTGACGACAGGCCGTCGCGGGAATCGACGCCCCACGACGGTCTTAGGGGAGAGATCGACGTAAGAGCTGTCCCACTTCACGCTCAGTGCGGAAGCATCTTCACCGAGGAACTGGTGTGCCTTGCGTCCCTGCCCGTGTCCTACCAGGCTGTCGTCGTCGCGGTGGTCGACCAGCGAGGGCCATGTGCACCACGTGGGGATGCCCAACACGTCAATGGCGTAGCGTCCGATGCGGCGATCGTAGTTCGGATAGGTCTGCTTGTCGCACCACGGCAGCATCCTGTTGATGATGTCGGTCGGGGCGATGATGCCAACGCCCCAGTTCAGCGACGGCATGCGAACCCAGGACACGCCGGTCTTTCGCGCCTCGTTCACGGCACGTTCGACGCGACTCGCGGAAGGTCGACGCGTTCCGGTGTACGGTGACACGAGAGCCCTTTCGGGGAGGTACGCTAGCGCTTTTTCCATCCCCGCGATGAAGTCCTGGCACACCACCGAATCATCCTGGAGCACGCAGCCGAAGTCGGCCGTCTGATCGACAGCCTCCCAAGCGCGGCGGCCGGTGTCCCAGCGGTCCGACCGGCGATCCCAGATCACATCCTTGTCGGTAAGTCCGAGTCGTTCGAGAAGCAGCGGGATGTGTTTCGCGCGCTTCTTGTGCGCCATGATCTTTACGGAGAGTCGCATCATGCCTTCTTTTCGTACACGAAGAACGACGCGAGCCCTTCGCGGAGCGGCGTCTCTACGGTCTTGAGTTCCCACTCGGAGAACCGTTCGGCGATGTCCGGCGTGAACTCGCGCCGGAATACATGGCGAGCCGTTCGACCGCCCGCGTAGTTGGTGGCGTATATGACCACGAAACGCTCAGCGCTGCCAAACAGGTTATCGAGATACCCGAAGTAGTCGTCATCATCAGGGAGATGGAATAGCACATCCATGCTTAGCGCAAGTTCCATCGTGGTGCGCGTCAGTATCGGGTAAGCTTCGGCCGTGTGGAAGAGGCACCGAGGTTCCCAGCCCTTGTTGCGCATTCTGCGGACAATGGTTTCGGATACGTCAATGCCGATGTACTGGGTTTGTGCCGGGAACTCAATCAGTTCGAGAACCTGTCCATCACCGCAACCCCAGTCAATGACGGTCTTCACGTCGCGATCGGCGATGAACTTCGACAGGTACGCCGCCTTGTACGCGCCTTCGTCGCCTTCGGAACCGGCACCAGAGGTGCGACCTTCGCGGTAGCGTCGATCCCAGTACCCGGCCGGGGTATAGCTGATCTGCTTCATTTCCCTACTCCCGGTTTCCGTACCCCGCGAACCTTACCGGGCTTGCACACCGCAATCCGCGATACAACTTCCTGCACGTCGGCAAGCTCGCCGGACTCAGTGAGCGCTTCGACCGCCACCTTGACGCCCGGGTTGTTCGTCATGGCGTAGTCATCGAAGACCACCAGGGCGCCATCGGCAAGATGCGAGCGCCAAGCGCGGAGGTCGGCGATAGCGGCACGACGCGAATGGTCCCCATCGATGTACAGCAGTCCGACCGGCGGGCCTTCGTAGTGGTCGCCTGCCATTGTCGACAGCGACTTGATCGCGGTCACGTGCTGGTCGTTGAGTCCCGCCTTCGACAGCTGCGCTCGGAAGTCGGCATACAGCGGGGACGGCAGTCGGTCCAGCACCTTGTGCCGCCACGCGGAAACCTCTTCGCTCCAAGCGTCAACGGCGTACACGTGCGCTCCGTTGCCCTGCCTTGCTCCGGTCGCGAGATAGCACGTCGACTTGCCCCGGTACGAACCGAGTTCCACGATCGCCTGGTCAGAGGGAACGCGCGACGCGAGCTTGAGGAGGTGTTCACCGACTTCTCGGGGAATCAGTCCGTCAAGCTCGGATAGCTCATCTAGTGACAGCACGTCGGCCCTTTCGTCGTTCCATGACTTCGGCGGTATGATTCCACGAATGGATCGCAACTACGTCATCACTGAATGTGGTCGGCACTTTCCCGCTGCGAACCTCTGAATACAGATACGGAAAGAACCGTTCGCTAGGTGCAGTATACCCTCTGTTACGCTTCCAGATGGGAGTCAAGAACTTCGGGCCAGTGAGCACATTCGGACGGTGCCCTAGGTTACGGCTAACGCTTCCGGGGATCGCTGCGATGATCTCACGCATTATCGGATGACCAGGAATCGACCCTAGATACGTATTCCCAACGTAATTGCGGTCTTCCATCGCCGCGAATACCTCGCGTCCTGTAAGCTCAGGATCGATGCGCTTCAGCGGTCGAGTGTCCACGTCACAGTAAAAACCACCGAAGTCATGCAGCAGCTCATAGCGTGCCAGGTCGGCTCGGAACTGGCAGACAGCATCTGCCGGAACCAGATCCTCCGCATTGTCGAACATGGCCTGGTTGCGCAGCTTCGGCAGGTTGCTCTCAGTCCACAGGTTCATACCCCAGTCGGGATGCATCGACGCCCATGCCCCGACGTTGTCCCGGAGGTGTGCGGGCATCGGCTTGCCGAACCAAATGAACTGAAAAGTTCGCGGTAGCAGCAGCTCAGACATATCCGAACCGTTCTGCTCGTTCCCTGATTCGCCAACCTTCGGGGTGCCCATCGATGTCCTTACGTGTGGTCGGGTCTTTCCGCACTGTCTTCGTATTGATCTTACTGCCAAGTTGGTGGCACACGCGCGCTGTGTACTCCTGGGGTACGGATACGCCTGTCACGTACTCGACAACTTCGCCCAGCCGGTCCAACGTGTCAACGTCGGGCCGGATCACCTCGTGCGGAATCTCGTCCACCGGAGAATCCCACATCGCTACCCACCGGATGATGCGCGTGAGTTTGTCAGCAGGCTCTGCGATATCGGGCCGGTGCTCTTCCATGAATCGATCGAACGACGTTTTCCCCGGTCGTTGCTGAAAGTCCATCTGCATTCCCGACACTACGGCATCGTACGGGTTGCGAACCACCCGGAGAACCTTCGTACCCTTGGGGAGCGTAGATAGGTACGGCACGGCAAGCCACGACACCTCTGAGTGCGCTAGCTCGAGAGAGCGCACCGGGGAGAACTGCCGCTCATGGTACGTGGGAAAGCCGATGTTGGTGAAGAACTTCGCAGTCCACAACGTTCCGGATCGGCCATGACCTGTACCGAGGAACGGTCTTTCAGCGTCGTCATGCATCGTCGTCCTTTCGTCATGAGAATGGGGGAGTGCAGTCCCGGTGACTAGGTAAGCACTCCCCCGGCATGATGGGCTGTATCCGCCCATCGGTCCTATCAGCTAAAGATCTCCACAGCGCCGCAAGCGGGTTCGGGGGGCTGAACTGTGGTGATCGCAAAAGCGAAGTGCTTCCCCGGTTCCCATGTGCTGACAGGCGAGTCGGACAGCCACGGATCGCCGATGTCCCACAGCGGAGACGCGGGCTTGCTCATGCTCGCGAATCCGAAGGTGAACACGTCGTTCGTGAATGTCAGCTCTTCCACACGGGCGTTGTACTCGTGGGGGAAAGCCCAGTAGATCCAGCGCTGATTGCCTTCGGCGTCGCAAGCGTCTTCGCCAGCTACCGGCTGCCAAATCTCCTTGGAGAACCGGGCATTCAGCAGGCCGGTACCGAACTGGACACCAACGAAGTCGGCTTCGGCATTCGACACGATAGGGTCTTCGCCGAAGACGAGAGCGATCAGGTCAACGTCCAGAGTACACAGGTTTGTGACCTCGTCAATCCAGTTCAGGAATGACGCACCCTGCTCGTTGACGCACGGCTCTCCGTTCGCCTTCAACTGGAGAAGACGGGTACCGTCTTCGTAGTTCGGCGAGACGGTGATTTCCGTCCACGCGTCGGTCGTGACCTGAGCGGAGCCATCACCCGTAACGGGGACTCCACACTGGTCAAGTAGCGTGAATCGGACGATTTCGCCGCGAATTGGATTTGCACATTGACTGATGATATACTCCTTTCAGGCCACCGAGAGGAGCACTCCCAGCATGAAACGTATTTGTTCGGTTACCGGATGCGATAAGCCCTACCAGGCCAAGGGTTTTTGCAGCCCGCACTACAGACAAGAACGGGCCAAGCAGCCTTGCGGCGTCGAAGGTTGCGACAGGCATTTCTACCAGGCGGGTTTTTGTGCCGGTCACTACGCCCGAAAGCTTGCCCATGGTGACCCACTGGCGGGCAAAGCCTTCGACGGCGAAGGACTGCAATGGCTTGAGTCGACCGTGAAGCGGTGCCTCAGTGCTGAGGTAAGCGACTGCGTAGAGCAGAACTTTCACGACAGCGTTTCCGGTTACGCGACGGTTATCTACGAAGGCCAGAGACTTCGTATGCACGTCGTAGCGCTGTTGCTTGCGGGGCGTGATGCGCCCAAGTCGGGAGAAGTCACGCGCCACCTGTGCAACAATGGCAAATGCGTTAACCCGCGCCACTTGCTTGTGGGTACTCAGGCGGAAAATGCCCACGATTCCATATCGGCGGGAATCTGGAGCAATCTCACCTACCACGGGGAACGCGTCAATACCGCGAAGCTCACGGAGGATAATGTTAGGTTCATCAGAAACAGCCGAGAACCTTCCGCCATCCTCGCTAGACGCTTTTCCGTCAGCACGCAGACTATTTCCTGCGTGCGTACCGGAAAAACGTGGAAGCACATGCTCTAGCGTCACGGGGTCACGTCCTCCCCGTTGAGGATCGGAATCGCCAAGAGGCAGCAATCCCAACCGACGACATAGGTACGCTCAGCGATCATGCTGAGAGTGTTCACGTCACGGTCGAAAGACTCGACCGGCGTGAAGGTATGCGGCACAGGCTCCCGCTGGAAGAACACGGCACCAGTGGCGTACACCCACGTCACGCCATCCGTACTCGTCCCGTCCGGGGCAGTCCCTGGATATTCTCCGAGCACCACCTTCGAACCGACCGACGACGTGTACATGACGCCCGCACGCGGTGCCAGTAGTACGGCTTCCGCCATGAGCGCACCGAGCCGGATCGGCACATGCAGCGTCGCTACACCGTGGTAGCAGTCCCGCATAGCGTCTTCCAGCATCCCAATGCCGACCTCAATCGTCTGCGGGATGTCGGTGACCACCGTTGCGGCAACCTGGAGAATATCGTCCCCATCGACCACGGTCGGTCCGTCGTCGGCAAGGTGGGGGAACACGGTAACGTTGCCGCTACCCTGTTCGGCCTCACCCGTCCAGATGATCCGTTCGAGTTCAGAAGCTTCGGCACGCAGCAGCGCCTGCCGGTTCTGCTCCGGGAGCTGGTCCCATTCGGCTACGGGAGCGCAGTCGATACGGCTGTACACCGTTACCGGCGTCGCCCCCCGCGTCTGCCTGCTCCAGGTTTCCGATTTTGGAGCGGGAACCGGAGTGCCATCCGGGCTAGTGCATTCCCCGTACGTACCATCTGCGTCCGGACACATCGACTGCCACTGTAGGCCCATCTTCCAATGGGCGCTATCGGTCAGTGACAGCTGTGTTGCGGTAGTCAGCAGGTCGTACGCAGGGGAAGTGAACGGCAGTGCGTCACTGGAGATCTGGAATCTTCCGCGACTCATTACCGCTCACCTCCTCTCTTTACGTAGGGAATGACTAGGAACCGGCGCACACGATGGTGCGAGCACCGATCTCGCCCGAACCGCAGATGTCGACCGTGACCACGCGGGACTCGTGACCAGGCTTGAGAAGCGCGTAGCAGTCCTCAGCCCAGGCGGCCGTGTGGTCGTTGGTGGAGTTCAGGACAGAGTCACGAACAACGCCCAGGTCGAGCGACATCGAGTTGCCCCGGATGAAAGTGCCCGGAGCGTAGATCATGTAATCCATCGTGGTAGGCCAGTCGGTGGCGGGAGTAGCGCCGCCCGGGTCGGTACCCGAACGCACCTGCCAGTCGCCGACGAACTGCACGCGAACGCCTCGGATGTTGAACCAGTCGGCAATCATGCCGTCCGTGACACCGAAGACGTCAATACCGTCGCGGTTCGCGAGGTCAGCGCGGATAACCGCCTGAGCCCAGCGAGGCATGACGACTTCGAGGATCGCATCGAAGCACATGGAGAACTTCTCGCGATAGTCGACAGCCGACAGCTCGATCGAGCTGAGCAGCGCCGAAGTGGTCGCACCGAGCAGGCCGGTGTGGTCAACGGCGATGGAAGCGGCGATCGCGTCGCCGGAGCCGCCGCCGTTCAGCATCAGGTCGATGATGCGGGCGTTCGTGGCCTTCGCACGGATCGCCATGACCAGGCGGAGCCAGTTGGCAATCAGTTCGGGGTAGGCGTAGTCGACCAGGTTACCGGCAGTGACACAGAAACCGTCACAGTCGGCTCGCCGGTCGATGAACGTGGGGCACTCGACTCGAACACACGGCTTGAAGACAGACGAGCTGTCAACCGCTTCGATGTCGTCGGCCTCGGTCCAGGTCCAGACGATGCCGGGATCGGAAGCGAGGTCGCCGAAGCTCGGCGAAGTCGGGTACTGGACGCCCCCGCGCGAGAGACCGACCGTAGGCAGGTCGATCATGCCGTCTTCACAGACGACGTTGAAGAAGTCGTAAGAGATCTCCGAAGGCGCGCACCATCCGCCAGCAGCCACGAGGACATCCTCGTCGACAGCAGCCTTGAGCACTTCGTTCACGTCATCGGGCGAGGAGTTCTTGTTCAGCGTGAACGTGAACTCCCGCTCCAGGGACGCAACCGGGACCGCTTCAGGGTTGCCAGTACGACCGACCGGAAGCATCTTCGCGCGTCGGTGCATGGCCTCACCCAGCTGGGTGATGTTGTCGAGACGACCGCCCTGAGCGAACCCGGGGATGTCAGCCGAAGCAGTGATGACGGCTTCGGAGCGCGCCTCATGGACCTTCGCGTCCGGGGCGTACTGCTGAATGGTGCCCAGTCGAACGCGCTGGTTGAGGTCAGTCGTCGGCTTGAGGTAATCACCGGCGAACGCCTTCATGGTCTCGCCGATAGCAGTCGTGATGGAAGCGGTAAGCACCTTCTCATCGATACCCGCCGACACGAGTTCACGCTCTTCGACAGCCGTAACCTCGGGAGTGTCATCCCCGGCTTCGGTACCGCCCCCTGCGTCTTCGGTAGTCTCGACCTTCGCGGGCTTGATGGCCTCACGAAGAGCGGCGGCCCTCTCGGCGTTCGCCTGCTTGGTCGTAGCGACCTCTTCAGCAGTGGTGTTGACGGCGAGAATCTGCGTCTTGATGACTTCCAGTTTCGCGAAGCCGTCAGCGTCGATATCCGCCTTGCCGTCCTGGTAGATGGCGTCGAACGCCGCAACCAGGTCTTCACGCATGTTGGACAGTTCGGCCTCGGACTTACCCGCCAATGCGGCGGTAAGCTCGTCGCCCCCGTCCGGCAGGGTCTGCCCCGCCTCTTTGTCCTTTGACATCGCGTTCCCTCTGTGTATTGAAGTGGATACTCGGATTCTACACACGATTCACAGGTGAAACTTAGAAATCACCTTTGAATCGAGTGCTGTTAACTGTCCGACGTACTGGTCTTCGTTTTCGAACCGTTCGAAGACCCCGCCGAAGTCATGACCGTGACGTTCCGTTGCTTGGCAATACGCGCCTGTTCCTCGGTAGAGAACACCGATACGCCGCCTTTCTTCTTTCCGCAGTTACAGCCCATCTATGCATCACCTTTCAAGGTCTTGCGCAAGTTCACAGCGAACTCGCGCATTCTCGATTCAGGATCACGGCCCACCTGAGCGGCCATCCTGTCGGCAGCCGCTCGCATCCCCACAGGCTCGTTTACGCCCGCGTACGTGCCGAATCGGACCGGCGTCACAGTGCGGGCGAGTTCCCCGCCCTGGATCGTGAACGACCGGCTTCGTGTCGGGAACCCCGGCACAGGGACGAGCAGCGCGGCGGCAAGCTCGCGTTTACCGGGCTTCTCGCGGTGCGGCCCCCAGTCGCCTGACAACTGGCACGCCATCATGCGGGCAACCTGGTCGGCATTGACACCCGGAATGAGCGCCCCGGAGATCCATACGCCGCGCGAGTTCTCGCCGACACGCGCCGTAGCGACAACCGAGCACGCGTTGTCGTAGTGCTCGCGCCTGGCCGAGCCCTTCGGCCCCATCGGGGCGTGACCGCAGTCCATCGTGATAGGCCCCGTGGCGATCTTGGCGTAACCGCCGGTTCCGTCATCGACCATCGTCGCGCGGTTCATCCAAATGCCGTAATCGACGTTCCCAGTCGGCACCGTGACCCGCTTGTCGCGGTAACCCCGGTGTGCGACCTGCTTCGGTGCGAGATACCCGAAGAACCTGCCATCGTCGGTCACGGTAATCGCGCCGATCTCGGGGGCCTCTTTCGGCTCATCGAACCAATCGGCGGGGGGAAGGTCGGGGATGGTGATCGTGTATGCCGAAGCGGTGACGAGTTCTTCCGAGTCAAGATCATCGGCAGTAGGCTCGGGAACGGCGGTTTCATCGTCCAGGTACACGCGAGCTTCAACGAAGGCGGGGATGCTCACCAGGTCGGCGGCCCTAATACGGCCCGAATGGTAGATGACCTTCTCAGCGGTCATGCACCGTGCGATCTCTGATCCTTCGGCGTCATCTGGTAGTTCTTCGCAGCCTTCCGGCATGACGACTTCGACTTC